CTGCATCGCCTTCCGTGCAAAGTAGCGCGACTTGCCCGAGCGGTTGCCACCGAGGATAAGCAGCTCCGTGACGCCCTTCGGGAATCTCTCCCGCAGCTCCGCATAAGCCGCATCCGCCCGATCCCAGACGGGGTTCAGCCAGCCATACCGCCAAGGGTCTTCCACCATGCGGGCAATCTGCTCCTCCCGCTCGCGCAGCAGAGCCAGAAACTGCTCCTCGGTAGCGGCTAATTTTTGGCCCAAATGCTCGATGGCAATACGGCCATCACGGGTCCGCCCAAGCACGGCGATGGGGGGAACGACGGGGTTGTGAGTTTGTTCGATCATGGGCGGGCAGGCTTCAGTTCGTTTTCATGCAGGCTCAACCAGGCGACGGCCTTGCCAGCATCGCCGACATCATCGACCGTGACGCAGAGGTCGGAGATAACTCCGGCATCTTGCAGGAGGTTCAGCGCATGGGTGGCATCGATCCGCCGGTGAGCGATGTAGTCGCGGAGGGAGTTCATTTGGATTTCTTCCAACGCTTCAACGCGGCGGCGATTTTTATGGCCGCGTCAGGAGATTCGTGGTCATGCCAACCAAGGCAATGCGCAGCGACACTGGCCAACTCATCGGCAACATCCCGAGCCTCATTGCGCTCTTGCTCCAGCCTCGCCAGCTCCTCAGTCGAACGAAGTTCCAAGCCGGACAATTTGTCCGCAATTCTGGCCGCATCGACCTTTGCCTCGTCGCGCTCTCTTAAAGCAATCGAAAGCGGCGTGCCTCCGGCGTGGTTTGTGGCCCCTTCCAGTTGGCGGATTCGCTCTGCTTGCCGTTGGATTTTCTTTATCACCTCGTTGCGCTCTTGCTCCAGCCGCTTTGCATGGTCGCGCATGCGCTCTGCGGCAACCCACCAACTTGGTTGGTAGTTTCCGGTGGTCATGTCTTTCCAAAAGGCATCCGTCTCGGGCGTAGCTCTCTCCGTGTTCTCTGTGGTCATAGCTCACTTTCAAAAGTCCGCGCCTTCACGATGAGCCGCCGGGCATTTTCCATGAGGTCAAAGAAAACTTCCTGCTCACCGATGTCTCGGGTGTATTCCGGTGGTTTCACATAGGTAAGGACGGCGCGGAGGTTGGCGGCCAGCTCGACCGAGAGCTTGCAACAATGCGCCACGCCAGGGTGATCCTGCCACTCGCGGTGACAGGCGGGGCATGCTATCGCTGAATCAGATACTATTGACATATTTATGGGTGTTGTATGGGGTTAAAAGGGTGAATGCGCGTATCCGTCGCGCCCCGGCTCTGAATCCGTGGTTAGTGGAGACCTGTCAGAGATAGGTTGTTTATGTTGAGCCATCCGCGCAAATTCCGTTCAGACTGCGGCCTCCTCGCGTGACTCTCACCGACTGGCACTCACGGCTTACCGATTCGCTCATCGCAAAAGACTTAGCTCGATGCGGTGAATCTCGTTCTCGATCTCCGCCAGCATCGACCATTGTTCGCGGTTATAGGTGCCCTTAAACGGGAAATCGCACCGAGAAAATTTGCCGTTCTCAAAGGTAATCACCACTTTACCCAAAATGTCCGGACACTTTGGGGCGGCGATGTCTGAGGTGAGTTGGAAATGATATTCCGTGATGCTGCGTGTGGATTTGTGGCTGATGGTCATGGTTTTATTTTTCTATTTCTGCCTTTCGTTCTGGTTGTTGCTATAAGCCTTCTCGGTCACATTTTTGAAAAGCGTGTGCTGGCCGATGAAGTTCATTTTGATTTCCGGCGTCGGGCCGTTTCTTTGTTTTGCAAGGATGAGCAAGGTGTTGTGATCCATCGGCTCATCGTCGGCGTCGGATTTTTTCTTGTTTTTGTCCAGGCGGTGGATGAGGAGCACAGTATCAGCGTCTTGCTCGATGCTGCCGGATTCGCGGAGGTTCGAGAGCTTCGGCTTGGAGCCTTCGTCGGCGTCGCGGTTGAGCTGCGCCAGGGCGATGATGGGGATGTTCAGCTCCTTGGCCGTGGTCTTGAGCGCCTTGGAAATCTCGCTCACTTCGAGCGCCCGGCTTTCGCCTGCCCGCTTGGAGGATCCGTGCATGAATTGCAGGTAATCGACGACGATGAGGCCGAGGCCGTGCTGCGACTTGGCCCGCCTCGCCCGGCTGCGGAATTGCGCCACGGTGAGGCCCGGCGTGTCGTCGAGGTAGAGCTTGCTCTGCACCAGTCGGGTGGCTGCGCCCGAGACATTCCCCATGGCTCGGCCGTCAAAAAACCCGTCGCGTGTGCGCTGGAGGTCCAAACCTGCCTCGGAGCAGATCGCTCGAATCATCAGCTCGGAGCTGGGCATTTCCACCGAAAAGACCAGCGTCGGCACGGCATTCTGCATAGCCGCGTGGAGGGCTATCTGCATGCCAAGCGCCGATTTGCCACAGGCAGGGCGAGCGGCGATGACGATCATCTGCCCGCCGAGAAATCCGCCGGTGGAGCGGTCCAGATCATGGATGCCGGTCTCCAGCCCCACGGTCTCGCCTCGGGTGTGATACACCTTCTCGATATGCTCCACGGCGGCCAGCACGGCGTTTTTGCAGTGCGAGACGGGGTTTTCCCTTGTCGAGTGGTCGCGGAGGGCATACAGCGCCTGCTCGCAGCGTTCTTGGGCATCCTCTGTGGTGAGTGCATAGTCGTTTGCCGCCTCGGCCATGGCGAGGGCCGCTTGGCGCATGGCACGGCGTTTCCAGACATCCAGCACCTCGGCAGCGTAGTGCCGCCAGTTCATCGTGATGGATAGTTCCTGCACCAGCTCAGTCACATAGGCATAGCCGCCGCACTCCTCAAGCTGGCCTGCCTTCTCCAGCTCAGTCGTCACCAGAATGAGATCCACCGGCCGGGCAGCCTGCCGCATGCTGGCGACGATACCCATGATCGTCTGGTGCGCTGGCAACGCAAACTGCTCGGGCGACAGCGCCTCCAGCACGCTATCCGCCGTGCGGCCATCGGTGATCGCCGCGCCGACCACGGCTTTTTCGGCGATTTGGTTTTCGGGAAGGATGCTTTTCATTTCGAGTAATCCCTTTTGCTTGTGTAGTTTTCGGAATACTCCGCTGTTTGCCGCATGACATGGCTGTCACGGATGCGCTCCATAACGAGGCGCAGAGTGTCCAGCGCAATCCCGCAATCAATTTCGCACTCAACATCAGGAATGCCTTCCATTTTATGTAGTTGCAGATGATGGATTTTTAGGCCGTTGATTTCTGAAAGATCAAGTAACCGATTCAGTAGCTTGAGAACATCCCTCAAACACTCGGCTCGAAATTTTATTGTTGTTTTCATTTTTTTGGCAAACGGGAAGCAGCCATGGCCGTGGCCTTACGGAGCGAGGATCCAAAGCCGAGAAGGTGGAAGACCTTGCAACACACTCGCGGATTTTGCTCATAGCCGAGTAAGCGGAATTGCTCGGCCCCGTCCTCGCTCACCACCGGCGAGCCATCCGGATGCGTCATCGGCGTGTAGATGGGGTCATCCATAGGGCGGCTCTCGTAAGTGCCGACCTGCCAGCGGAGAAAGTCATTTACAGACTCCTCATTGTGTCGCGTCACCACACAGGAGGCTTCCGTGGCGGTGGATTTAATTTCTAATGTTTCGATTATCATGTTGGTTTTTATTATGCTGCTGCGAGTTCGCGTTGTTTTTCACGAACCCAAAATTTCATGCTGTCGGGAAGTTGCGCCCAGGTGGTGAGGTTCACTTCGGGAAATTCCGTCTCGATAAGGTCACGCCATCCAGCGGGTTCGGTGGAGACAGGAGCCGTCGCGCTCACGCTCGCCCCGCTGCGCGCTGCCCAATCCTTCGCCCGGCTCACTTCGGTGAGGATGTTATTCAAAAGCGTAGCTAAGTCCTTGCGGCGAAACTGCGCCGCCGCGCCTTCTTTTTGGCGATAGGCCCACTCCAGGAAGCGCCATTCGTCTTCGCTCACGGCCGCCGCCGCTTTTTTATTTTTCTCCCAAGCACGGGAGGAGGAGGAGTCAAGAGGAGTCGAGTCTCGAAGGTTGAAGAGATTCCGGAAGCGGGTCAGGACAGGATGCGTCGTTTCACGCTCTGGAGTTTCTTCGATTTCCAACTCCATGTCCCCTGTGGGGACTATAGGGGATATATACTGGTTAGTGGTTAGTGGTATCGGCGCAATTGCTAACCTATTGGTTTTTTCTTGCTTTCCTTTTGGTTTAGCCTGTGCTTTTGGAGGGCGTCCACCACTGGCCCCCACCTCTTTACGCTTACGGCAAAGATTCCTGTAACTCTCGATTTCTTCCTCAACTCGGCCGCAAATCCAGCCATTTTCGGTGAGCACGAAGAACTCGTTGAGCACAACATCGACAACTTCTGCGGCAATGCGAATCCTACGCGAAACCAATTGGTTATTGTTTGGTATAGGTTGCTCGTCTGTGTAGTAGAGATCAAGAAGCCTGCGATACGCTAAATCTTCATCATTAGTGAGATGAGTAGTATTAACCGCATAGTCTTTGATATTAAATTTGTAAAAGTGCATTTTCTATTTTTTCTTTCCAAATTGGATTCTATTTTCTCCCCAATCGCTGCGCGTCCGGACGCCTCTTTTTTCCAGCCAGCGGTCGCAGGCCGCCGAGATCGCCCGGCTGTCGCGCACAGAGATCCAACCCACCCGTGCATCGCCCGGCTCCAGGGCTTGCACGGAGTTTGATTGGGCGTTCTGCGTCTGGTGCTGGTCGTAGTCCACGCCTTTCATGCTGTGATGGTCTCCGGTGCCATCTCCACGCGCCGACGCAGGCGGTGAAAGCACGCCAGCGTCATCAGCGCATCCTCCAGCGCATTGTGCGTCTTCCCCGAGCGGGAGAAGCCCAGCGCCGCCGCGATATGGTCGAGATTCAGCCGAGGCTGCCCATCCTTGCCCACCGGCAGGGTGAGAGCCCCCACCTCGTAGGCCAGCCACGCCGTCGCTTGCAGGTCCACCATCTTGCCCAGCGGCCAAGTCAGTTCATTCCGCGCAAACGCCGCCCGCAGGAAGTCGCGGTCGAACGCCACATTGCAGCCAGCCAGCACCGAGTAGCGCCGCTCCCCCAGCCAGAGGGCCAAGTCCTGCATCACATCGCGCTCGGTTCGCCCGTTTTTTTCCAGAAAATCCAAAGTAAAGCCATTCTTCGCCAGCGCATCCGGCTCGCAAAGCCACTCAGGATTCGGCCTAATAATCGCAGTAAAAGCCTCGTTATCCATGGAATCCACCGCCGCCACGCTAAGAAGCGCATTCTTCGAGGGGTCAAAGCCCCCCGTCTCCGTGTCGATGACAATAAGTCGTGATTTCATTTTTTCGGGGCCGTTTTTTTTTGCTCAATAAAACGGCGATAGAGCGCAACGCTCACAGCCGCAGACTGAAACAGGGTTGTTGTTTTTTTCATAAAGTTCCGATATGGGGGGCAAAGCGTTGTTTGAGAGGGAGCCAGATGTCCCGCTCTCCTGGCATCGCAGGCACCATCTCGCCAGGGCGGTAGAAGCGGCTATCCTTCACGCGCATCAGCGCCACGCGCATCGTGCCCGCCTCGCCCGTAGGAATTTGCACCTGCACCAAGTAGCGGTTCGGAGTCGGGCGATACACCTTCACCTTCACAGGCTCCGGCGTCACCGCATCCGGAGTCACAGCAGCGGCCACCGCTGCGTTTTTTTTATTTTTTGAGTCAGCCATAGGTTAGTTAGTTGAAAGCTCCTCAGCGGCCTCCTGCGACGAAGAGACCCCTTTGCATAAAATTTTCTGCTCACCCAAATCAGTGGGTGTCATAGGGGGGGCCTCCGAAAATCCAGACCCCCTCCCCCCCTCCTGATCGACCGCCACGGCCTCGACCTCGACCGGCTCGACCGCCGCACCCTCGGCCATGTGGCCCCTCAAAGTGGCCCCCGCTTCGGCGTTCAATAGGTGAATGGCCCCCGAATCAGTTGATCCTATATCAAGCAAGCCCTCAGCGCCCACCGATCCGGCACCCGGCAGCCCCAGCGCATCCGGCCCCTTTTGTCCGGCCCCGCTCCCGTGTGGACCGGTTACCGGCAGCACCTCGCCTTCGAGGACCGGCAGCGAGGCCAGCATCTCCGCCAGCTTGTCCTGGCTAACCTCGACTCGCTCCACGCGGGCGGTGGCCTCTCCACTAAGTAGCTGCATCTTGTCCACCATCACGGCAGCCACGATCGCCGCGTCTTTGGCGTTCTGGATACAAGGCACCAGCTCGATGGCCCTCTCAACCGAAAGCCGGGCAGCCCGCCGAACATCCCTCAACAAATCCTTTTTATCCTGCTCTATAGAAAACCCTTCCCGATCTCTTACGGCGCAAACCGTGTTTCGACTCACCCCGAGCGCCCGAGCTTGTGCGGAAATACTCAACCCCTCGGCGCTCATCCGAATTATTGCCTGGTAAGCATCCGGCCGGCGGGCAAGCAATCGCTCGCCGGTGAACTCTCCAACGCCCTCCAACTTCTCGGCACTCAATTCCTCAAAATCAAACAGAAACGGCGCGGCAGACTCGGCGGCCTTCATGGATTGCAAGGGGGTGGATTCCATAAAAACAAAAAAACGGCGGCGGTCAGGCGGCGACGCCCGGCCGTGTGGCTCGATGAGTCGGCGCAGGCCCGAGGCGGTGAGTTTCCAGATATTGCAGAATTGCAGACTCGGGGATCAGTAGCCGGTGCCCAAAAGAAACCGCGCCGATCCGGCCCTCAGTCACGAATCTGTGAATCGTGCAATGAGCCACGCCGAGTTTTGCGGCTACCTGCCGACAAGAGTAGTGCTGCTCGATCATTCCCCGATCCTCCAGGCGAGCAACGCCAGCACCGCAGCCGGTCCGAGAGCGCACAGCGCCTCCCAGGTCCAAGTGATCCAGAGCACTGCATCCGGGGTGTTCATTTGTCCACCTCCACGGAATGCGGCCGCAATCCGAAAATTTCAAAAAAACGCGCCCGCGCAGCCTTTGCGGATGTCGCCCTCACATAGTCGCCGAAAGGACCCCGCAGCGGATCCATCGCTCTGCACAAAAAAAGGCGCGTCATATCTGGCCCTCCTGAGCTTTGGCTTTTGCGACAGCTTTCACCAGCAACTGCCGCACGATGGCGGCCCGGCTCACCATCTGGCTTTTGGCCAGCTCGGTGATGATTTCATCAACCTCTGCGGGGATTTTGGTTTGAACGATTTTTGTCATATCAAGTGGGGTGTTCTACTCACTTCTCACTTGTTCTTGTCATGTTCTAATTAGAACCGCAACAAAAAAATTTAATTTAGTGAAAACTGATTTACATTGGCTCATGCCAAAAAGAAAAAAGCAGCCGAACGGGCCCGGCAAAGGGCGAGCCAATGTCAGCACCACCGTTGACCTTGAAATTAGCGCGGAAATAGACAGGCTGGCCGCTACTGGCGGGATCACACGCAGCCAATGGGCGAGGGAAGCGCTTACAGAAGCGGCGCAGGAGGCTTCCGTTTACAGCATCACGAAAAACACTGAGGTCACAAAATCATCGGGAAACTTGCCACCCCTCGAACCATGGCAGCGCTCCGATGGTGGATTATCAACTCAGACAACCCCGAACTCCCGCCAGGCTGGATAAGCGAAATCCACGACCTAACAAGCCCATGAAACCATTTCTTGCACTGCTCACACTCCTCCTTGCGGCCTGCGCCACTCCGCAGCCTGAGCCCATCACCCGCCGCGCCGAGCCCGTGGCGCAGCCCGTTGAAATCCTCATCGAAACCAGCCCGGCAGGCGGCATTGTCGACTGGAATGGCAATGTCCTGGGAGCCGCACCCGTCACGCTAAAAATCCGCCCTGAGCTCACCAGCCTTGGACGCCCACGCTGGCCCTACACCGGCGCTAACGCCCACATTTTCCGCGCCCGCTGGCCCAACGGCGACCGCGCCGCCGAGCTATTCCTACCCGACGAAATGCCCCCGCAACGCATCGCAATCATTTCCCCCATCCAAGAACTTTACTGGGGATATGAAAAGAAAAAACCGCTGGCTAAATTTCCATAGCCACCCGCAGAGCCCCATTTCATCAGCCTCCGCGAGTGTCAAGCATTTTCTGAAAAAATATTTTCAAAAAAATAAAAATAATTCTTGCACCCCTTTTGAATCTTTATAGATTCATTTCCAAGCGAGCCAAACACGGCCCGCCTCGGTCCAGCGAAACTGGAAATACAAGAACCGCGCCGGACGAAATCCGGCACCAAAAAAATGATCCAAAAAATCGAAAAAGCAGTCGCGGTAGCACTCGCCACCGCCGCCATCCTCAGCCTCGCCCTCGGCGCGGCTTTCACCCTCACCCACGGCCCCGCCGCATTTATCGGCGGCCTCGCCCTCTTCCTGGCATTCGCTGGGTTCGCCGCAACCCTCAACCCCACCATCTAACCTCGACCATGACAACAACACAACACACACCCGGCCCTTGGCGCGTTTACTTTGAATCGGATGCATTTGACTCTGCGCAAAGCATCCTCCGAATAATTGACCCAAGGGGAGACGACCACCCGCAAGGGCCCCTTTCAATCGCAAATATCAATGTTGTAGCCTTCGCTCCACATTTAGAGGAACCACTTGCAAACGCCCGCCTCATCGCCGCCGCCCCGCAAATGCTCGAAGCACTCCGCGCCGCCCTTGAACCTACGACGCCCGAGACCGAGGGCGAGCAGCTCCGC